TTGGCCGGACGAGCCGTAGGATGGTGCGCCTCCTGAATTAAAACCAAGTGCCCCTGCACTATTAACTGTTAAATCGGCAGTTGAAGATGTGCCTTTAAAAAACTGATGTAAACCAGTAGAAGGCTCTGTACGATATTCATTTGCACCAGTACCAGCGTTATGGGCTACTGAGCCGTAATAAGTAGCGTTATTACTAAATACAATTTGCTTGTTTGCGTCACTAGCATTTATTACAGTAAGTTTAGCCGCAGGCGAACTTGTACCAACACCCACGTTACCCGTGGTGTAGTAAATGTCCGAACCTGTCATTGTCCACTGACTAGAAGTAACAGTAGTCCATGAAGGTGCAGCCGCACCATTAGATGTAAGCAATTGACCAGCCGTACCAGCAGCCAACATCTGTGTAGTGCCTGAAGCAGACTGATAAGGAATAGTACCGTTAGAACCACCAGCAATGTTTGTTGCTGTGGTTGTAATGGTAGGCTTGTCTGACAAATCGTTGTAGCTACCAGATGTGGCAACAGTAGACAGCCCAGTCACTTCACTGGCTGCAATAGTTCCATCAGACAGGGGATTACCTGCTGATACAAAGTTACCTAGTGTTCTTGCTTTAGTCATTCATTACTCCGGTTGTGTAGGCCACACGATAGTCCAAGGAAACCCTGTTTGATCAGGCACATCTCTCAATGCTTGGCAGTAGTCTTTCCATTCCTGTGATGGTGTCATATCACTACGGAATCTCCAATCTGTTTCTGCCAGCTTAGTGTCTCTGGTGGCTCGAACATTCTTAGCTTGTTCAGCATCTTTAGCGGCTTTGTAGGCTACTTCTTGCTCGGCAGCAGTAGTCTCACCATCTGTAAAGACAGGGCCAAGCACATACTTTGTGTACCACTTACCATTTACTTGCTCAACACCAGAGGCTTGAGAGTATTGGTAAACAGTACCGCCTGTTGCTTGTGGGCCTTCAAAGACTACATCAGCACCCAAAGCCTCTAAGACTTCAGTTGTTGTTGTTTCCCATGATGGGCCACCATTGGCTTTTTGATATGCACGAAATTCACCCTCGTACATTACCTGTCCTGATTGTGTTCTGATTTGCATGATGATTCCTTATGCGATAGCCAAGAAGATGTATGTTGCACCAGTTGCATTCAAAAATGAAGCAGCAGGTATTTCAAAGCCAGTCGAGGATGGCCCGATATCATTTGATGCAGTAACCTCAGCAGCCGTTGTATTGAGTAATAAGTATGGGTCATTACCTGAACTAATGCCTCTAGCAGTATCCCAAACATACCAATCACCTGCACCACTTGTTTTCTTAATGAGAACAAACCTTGCGCCGGATGTAAAACCGCAGTTAATCGTTTGCGTTGTTTCTGTGCCGGTGTATGAGCCTACTTTGGAAACGCCCGCACAAGTGGCAAAAAGATAGGCGACATAAGGTGATGGGCTGCTATTTACCTTGTTGCTTGTGTTAACTGTAAAAACAGAAGCAGTAGGAGAAGTGTCATTCCAGTAGCTTGATGCCGTTACTGATGCCGCTGTTGAATTAAGGAAAATGTATTTTGTATTCCCAATTCCTGTGTGATACACAGCCCAATCTAAAGCAGAATCACGACACTTGATAATCATCATCTCAGGCACAACACCTAAGTTGTGATTGATTGTTCGTAGTGTGTCATTCCCTGTATAGCAAACCTCATCAAAGAAGCTAGGGGCACGTCTAAACATATAGCTTATTGTATTTGTAGCGCCATAGAGTACAGCAGATGTAAAGTTATTTTGTAAATCAAATAATGTTCCTGCGTATGTTTGCTCTGCGGCAGTTGTATTAACTGTTAAATACTGAGGCCCGCCTGTTAAACGAGACAACGCATATTTGTTTGAACCTGCTCGATTGTTTGCTAAAAACAAATCAGTGGGGAAACCTACGCTTACGTTTGTTGGGTCAGATGCTGCTGTAATAGGACTAAACACACTAGTCCCACTTGTAGGCACTTTCATCGGGCCTCTACGAATGGCTATGTAGATGAATGTGGCGTTAGCGGCTTGTGACCCGTTATCTACAAAACCTGTTGCTGTTGGATAAAAAAGAGTGCCTGTGCTGTCATATTCTGCCGCAGATGAATTTGGCGCTAATGCTTGAGAGCCAGTCATACTGTACCCACGCATGACATCACGAATTTCCCAATTAAAACCACCCGCATCTGTTCTTTTAATTAACAACCATTGTGGTTCATAACCCAAAGTAACAGAAGCAACAGCAGAACTATTTGTTGTATAAGACCCACACGAAATCACATTGTCTGTACCAGTCAAACCAAAGCCTCCTGCGTTGTGGGCAAAAGCGTACCCCACATAACTTTGACCAGCGGCTGAACCAAAAACTAAAGACGGGTCAAATGTTGTTGAAGTTAAACCAACAGCAGCAGCATTTGCGCCTGTGTAAACAGTTGCAGAAGTTTGATTTAAATACAATGCTTCATATGTGCCGTCTGACTTCCTAGCAAGCGCAAACCAATTACCTGTTGCCCCTGTATTTTTGTAAACCCAAAAGCCGGGTGTTGAACCTAAGTTATGGCTAACAGTACCCGTACCAGTCCAAGTCACAACATCAAAGAACTTTGGTTGCTTGCGGAATGTCCATGAGGCAAAAGGATTTGCATAACTTGTGTTACAAACATCATATACAGCATCGTTTCCAAGCGAAAAACCATTTGAATTAAATGCGGTTATGCCGCTTCCATATGCTATGTTTGCGCTTGTTGTATTTGTGTTTAAAAATTGACCAACACCTCTGTTTGAATCCCAAAGAGCATGGTCAATTACATTTCCTCTACCTTTAATCCAAACTAAACCACCTTTACCTGCTAAATCAATTCCGTTGGTAATAGTTTGTGGGCCACTACCGCCTGTGTAAAGCCATGTGCTAAACACATCCTCAATGTACTGAGGAACAGCGGCTACACCACCACCAAAGGCATCGTAACTAGCCGCACCAGAAGTTGCTTGTAATGGCATGGTTTAAGCCTTAAATTGTGTTACTGAAGCAAGGATAGTGAACGTAGCACTTCCAGTTTTTATGATGAGGTAGCGTATGCTATCAATGCCACTAGCATTGCCCGCAGTAGGAGCACCACCTAGCCAACGAGTCGTAACACCTGATGTAGTGCCATCAACTTGCACGGCAGAGTTGTAGTAAGCAGTAGAACCTTGAGTAACCAAGAAAGCCACAGTCATTGATTGACCTGTACTCATCAAAGTATTCAATGAAGTACCGCTAGAGCCTCTGAAGTTAACTGTCCAGTTAGCACTTGCGTTACTTGTGTAGTACAAAACAGACTGAGTGGTAATGTCGTAGTTAATTGTTCCTGTAGCCGCTGTGGCAGATACTGTAGCTACCTCTGCTGCATCGTTCAAAACAATGGCTGTAGCAGATGATGAACCTGAGAAAGTCTGAGTAGCTGTGAATGTCTGTGCTGAGTTGGTAACTGCTGTATTAGCGTTGTAGGCTTGTACGTCAGTACCGATTGCCAAACCCAAGTTAGTACGAGCAGTTGAAGCACTTGCAAGGTCTGATAGGTTGTTGGCAGCAGTCAAGAAACCACTAGCAGTAAATGCCGCTTGAGTCCAAGCCGATCCAGTCCACACATAAAGTGTAGATACTGTTGAATTCCAGTACAAAGCACCTGTAAGGAGTGCATTGCCATCATTGTCAACAGTAGGAGCAGATGTCTTAGAGCCTAAATAGCGGTCATCAAAAGAATCATAACTAGCCGCTGCCGCTGTTGCTGAAGAAGCCGCATTTGTTTCGCTTGTAGAAGCATTAGATGCACTTGTTGCCGCATTAGAAGCACTTGTAGCGGCATTGGAGGCAGAAGTAGCCGCAGCAGTAGTTGAACCAAAGATTGAGTCAATTTCAGTCTTTGTATAAGCGTTAGAGATGTTATAGCCTGCAATCGTTGTCGGATTAGTACCCGCTGTTGCACGACCATAAGCATCGAAGGTGACAGACTGGTAAGTTCCTGCGCTAATACCAGATGTAGCCAAGTCAATGTTGTCAGCATTAACAACAATACGACCAGATGATGCTGTTCCTACATTAAGCGTGTTACCAGTCTTAGTAAGACCATCACCTGCAGTAATCTGACCTGCACCAGAGAATTGGGCAAAAGTAACAGATGTGCTACCCAATGTCCCACCTGCATCTACTGTACAAATCCAACCAGAATCAGAGTTACTTGTACCTTTCTCAACGAAGGTAAAAGCCGCAACCAACTCAGTCCATGAATCAGCATCTGTAGTGCGTGTCCATGTGCTAGATGCACACAAGTAAATACCATTCTGTGAAGCAGTAGACTGATCCTTAACCAATACTCGGTCACCAACAGAAACCGATATACCATCGATTGTTTGTGTGCCAGACAATGTGATGTTTGCAGTTGTAGCTACAACCACAGAAGCCTTCGCATCGATACCCTGAGCCAGAGCATCTACATAACCCTTTGTAGCCGCATCAGAATCGTTTGTAGGGCTTGCCAAACCAGTAATGGTAGCAGACGTACCACTATCCATGTCCAATGAGCCAGAGATGGTCACATTGTTGAATGTAGAAGTACCAGAAGCCGCAGTCACATTACCAGTTACGTTACCTGTGATGTTTCCTGTGACGTTACCTGTGACATTACCAGTCAAATTACCAGTAACATTACCAGTAACAGCACCTGTCAATGGGCCACTAAAACCAGTATTTGCTGTGATGTTTGTGCCAGTAATAGCGGCAGCAGATGATCCACCAATCACAGCACCATTGATAGTTCCTGCGCTAATGGCGGCAGAAGCAATCGTAGCGGCAGAGCTAACAGTCAGGTTGGTAAAAGTACCCGCAGCGGCTGTAGAAGCACCAATCGTTGCACCATTGATTGATCCACCAGTAATAGTCGCAGAACTGTTATCAGTCTTGGTCGCTATTGCTGTGGCAATGTTATTGAACTCTGTATCAATTTCAGTACCCTTAACAATCTTTAATGGATTGCCAGGTGACAGATTGTCTTTAGACGCAAAGTTGGTTGATTTTGAATAATTTGACATGGTTTATCCTATCTTGCCTTCTTTGGCTTGAAGTTCAATTTTCTGAATTGATAACTGAGTACCATTGATAGTGGCCTCGTAACCAGTTTGCACAATTTTACCTGCGCTTGAGGCATTACTTGTTAATGCTTTAATTGGAATACCACTTGAGAAGTCTGCAATTGCATACTCACCAATTCCATACTCGTAATACCCTTGAGGTGGAATAAATACGTTCTCTGACTGATAAGCTCCTGAGTAATCAAAAGCCCACTTAATCGTGAGGAACTGATTTGATCCACCAATCACAACAGCCGTAATAGACTTCAAAATAGAAATCTGGTTAGGATTTCCTAAGTCGGCATTGTTTGTGTAGTACAGGAATCGATAAGAAGACGAATCATCAAGATAGCCAGTATATTTACCAATGTACCCTTTTTTACCAATGTACAAGTCTCCATTGCGAAGTGACTTTAAGCAAGTTGGAGCAATTGAGTCCCACTTCGTCACACGAGAAGCGCCATCTTGCAAAGATTGTTTGGTATCGAAACAATAAACTTGTAGTGTTTCTGGCAAAACAAGCAGATAGAACGCATCTTTTTCTGAGTAAACAGACTTCAGATTAGCCAATGTTTCACCAGCCAATGATGAATTTAAGTCAAAGCGAACATTCTTAGACAAGTCACGCAATGGTGCAGACTTCTCTTGGATAGTCCTCATCAATGAACGAACACCTGAGTCTGACAAGAAAACAACATCAGTACCGATACTTTGTATGGTGTCTCTAGCCACACACCCAATAGAGCCTACTGTGTCGCTCAAAACAAGAGATGCAGGCGTAGAAGCATTGGAATAAACCAAGATTTGCTTCTTACCAAAGATAAACAAGAAGTCATTGTGGGCAGCCAAGCCCATCACTTCATCAGCACCATTAGGCCACACACGAGAAACATCTAATGAACCAGAAGTGCCACCACTCCATACATGACCTGCAATCAGATCAGAGAAGTAAACAGTTACCTTGTTAGATGAAGTGCTAGCTACCCATAGGCGACCAAAGGCTGATATACAGATATTTGCCTGTTCAACAGAACCTGCATACCCTGTCTTTTCAGACACTCTACGATAAGTAGTTGTACTTACAGCAGGGTCGTAAATCAAAGGGTCATGCCCTGTTTGGAAGAAATATGCAATGCCATTTAGAGTCGCACATTGCCAGTTATTTGCACTAATAGTAGGGGCAGTACCACCACCACCATAGGTTAACTCAGTCACAGCATTTGCTGTACCGAGCTTAAATAGCTTATTGTTGCCAGCAAAAAGGATTGTAAGAGTGCCGTCAGTCTGAACCAACTCATGGATAACACCAACATCATTGTCGCCAAGATTTCCAGAAGAGGAATTTACCTTTGTCCAACCTTTTCTAGCGCCAATACGACCATATTGGTCAAG